CTCCAAACTCTGCTACACAGTTTGTAGACAGTGCGCCAATCGTCGGGGATAATTGGCGAAAAGCAAAGATAAAAGGAGTACCAACATAGGACATCTGGTAGACGGAATCCTCTTTGTAGATCATAAACTTGTCTGTCAGGGGAAGACCGTCCAGTATAGCTCCTTTTGAATCAGCAAGTTCATACTCACCAGCATCAACCGTTGCAGAAGTTTCATCCCATGAAGATGGAACAGTTTGTATAGCCGCTTCTGTTGACCACTTCACTACGTTTGAATACTTAGTTCCAGACTCTGTTACATTAAGGGCGATCAGGAAAGAGCGGAACGCTTTTATAGACTTGCATTCAGTAGAGGCGGGCCAGTTAGTTAAGTCTGCCATCTTAGTGCCTATAGATGGTACGCCAGAACTCAATGCCCAGAATTGTGGGTCATCGACACCATTGGTCATAATGAGAACACCAGCTAAGACGGTGGATACCCAGCCCGCTCTGGCTGTGGCACTGTAATCACCGGATGTTCTAGTTATATCAGTCCATACCGAACCGTTATGAACATAAATCTTAGTCAGTCCACCGACTATCCAGTAAGACGTAGACCCTGCTACTAGATTAGTTATGTAATAAGGTGCAACAGGGCAGGAAGCCATGACTTCCTTATAGCCGGGGGTTTTCTGTATAGCCCCATGCTCCGCCCTTATGTTATTGCCATCCGTCCAGACATTGGGGGGCAGTTGCCAAGAGTTTATATCTTTGACAATTCCAGTTTCGCCTACATTATCTACGGGGATTAGAGCCATAATATTTTACCAGTCTTGATTTATTCTATTCTGTGCTGCGTCTGTTATTGTCATCACTTATTCCCATGAAAAGAATACCATCCTGTAATTATATACTTATCCTCTGATGGTGAAATAATACCACGATGAGAATGAGTCCAATCCACAGGCCATATGAGTGTTTTGCCTTTAACAGCTTTGCACTTGTATTGTTGGTAAATAAATTCTGTTTCCCCACCATCTTGTACAGTATTCAAATAAGTTTGAAATACTAAATGTCTACCAATAGTAGATTTAAAACCACTTCGTTCGCAATGCAAAGCCCTATAACCTTCATAAGGTTTATAATATTGAATATTAACTGGTTCATTAATCCCAAATGGTTCCACTTGGTTAGATAATGAATATACTCGTAAATATCTTTCTAAGATAGATTGCAATTGATTGTTATAAGAATCAACCACCCCTACCTTTTTAATAGTATTAACCAAATCAAAAGGAAAATCTGTACTCTTTTTACTTGCAGAATCTATAGTCTTCTCTTTACCACCAACTGCTCCAGAGACATGAAATTTTTTATTAGAATGAAACCACTTTATCAATTCATCACAAATACTTACATCTGATATATAATCCTCATGTATAAAATTATTCAATATTTATTTATAAAACTTCCATGTTTTAGAAGACTCATCCCAAATGTAATCAACACCCGGAGATGCAATTGGTGCTTCCCATAAACAAGTATTCTCATCCAGAGTCCAAGAATTAAATGGCTTCGGTGAACAAAAAGCATCTAGTGTAGGATTGTAACTATATCCAACACCAGCATAATTCTTGCGGAAAGCTACACCACCATTTGAGTGAACGCCCCCAAAAGTATTATAAGAGGTTTGTTTCCAATTACCAGTCCCAAAAAATTTTCTACACCAATTCTCCCCATCTGCTTCATGTACGTCATCTACTACAACTACCCGAAGCACAGTATTACTACCATCTAGTTCTGCAAAGTTAGCCATTGTTATTTTTCCTATACTTTTATTTAAGTCGCGGTAAGGTATCTTATTGCAACTATTCCAGAACCACCAGCTCCGCCGTTAAAACCCTGATCGCCGCCCCCACCACCACTTCCTGTAAGTGCAGTAGCGGAACTACCATTTGTGTCATTACCAGAGTTGCCATTACCAGCACCACTTCCTCCACCAGCGCCACCGGATACATTATCACCACCACCACCGCCTCCGCCACCAAATGATCCGCTAGAGCCGCCAATTGATCCAAATTGAGTGGAGTAAGACTTGCCACCACCACCTGTGCCACCATTATTGCCAGACCCGGCATTGGGTGGGGACGAAGAGTTAGCGCCACCACCGCCACCGCCGCCGTTACCACTAGCACTAGCACCGTCAGTCCCGTAACCGCCATCTGTACTTCCAGTTTGTGTTTCATCACCGGCACCACCACCGGGGCCTCCTCCACCACCACCTGAGCCGCCGTCTCCACCAGTAGGTCGACCACCCCTACCGCCACCAATCGCAGTTAAACCAAGACCAGTGCTATCATTTCCATAACTTCCGGCACTGGGGGGAGAAGCAGAGCCAGCACCCCCAGTGCCTATCACAATGCCATAAGTTGTGGCACTAACGGAGATATCAGTATTATATACCTGACCACCCGCACCACCGCCACCACCTTGTGAGCCTCCTGCACCGCCGCCTCCAGCAACAAGTAGAATCTCTACTTTTCCGCCAGCGCTTACAACAAAATCTCCAGAGGAGGTAAAAGTATGAACCGTATAATCACCAACAGTTGATTCAGTTCCACCAGATGCTTCTACGAACCCACCCACACCCGCAACACCAAGCAGGGCTGCTTTATTAGCTCCTAAAGGCATAATATTATCCTCACTTCATGTCCGTTCCGGCAGCGAAGCCGTACCAGATTGTTCCCGCATCTACCGTTGTAAATGTTAAAACATCTACTCCACTAGAAGTTAATGATGGTGCTGAACCCCCAGCCCAATCTACTGAACTGGGCCAATTTACCGTCTGGCTTCCGCCGTTAGTCAGGATCAACGTGAATGAACAAGCGCGTCCAGTTGCAGAGGGGTTTGAAAAGGTGAAAGTATTTGTACTTGTGTCCACCGTTGCTGTTACCACATTGCCAACCGTTACATCAATATCCTGTGTGCCACCGCCTGTTCCACCAATAGCGTTTACTGTTTCCGCATAGTCCTTAAAGTATGGCCTTACAACTTGATAATCTGCATGATTAACCACTCCTGAACCATCTGCGGTTACCGTCTTTGATGTTTGTACCGTGCCAAGGGTTGTAATATCGTTGTAGTTCAACTCAGTCGCTGTGGAAGTTACCCCGTCGAGAATGTTCAGTTCAGCAGCGGTTGACGTAACCCCGTCTAGGATATTTAATTCTGCTGCAGTAGACGTAACCCCATCTAGGATGTTTAATTCAGCAGCGGTTGACGTAACCCCGTCCAGAATATTTAATTCTGCTGCCGTAGATGTAACACCGTCTAGGATGTTTAATTCTGCGGCAGTTGAAGTAACCCCGTCCAGTATATTAAGTTCGGCAGCCGTAGAGGTTACACCATCAAGAATGTTTAACTCTGCCTCAGATGCAGCAATAGCAGTTGTTCCTGTAAGACCGCTGAACTGCGTCTTCAGGACAGTTTTCAACATCCTAAGATGGTCGTCGCCAACGGATACAGAATCAGAGGCGACCGGATTGGTCGCCACTAATTGGCTAATGTACGTTGCAGTTTCTTTTGCCATAATTAATTTCTCACTTCATATCCGTGCCAGAAGCAAATCCGTACCATATAGTTCCTGCATCCAGAGTTGTAAAGGTTAGAACGTCTACACCGGAAGATGTCAGGGATGGTGCGCTTCCACCGGCCCAGTCAACAGCACCCGGCCAGTTCACAGTTTGTGATCCACCGTTGGTAAGGAACAAGGTAAATGAACAAGACTTCCCAGTAGCAGATGGATTGCTGAACGTGAAGGTGTTGGTGCTTGTATCTACCGTGGCAGATACCACATTGCCAGCAGTAATATCAATGTCTTGAGTACCACCGCCAGTTGAGCCTATAGCATTGATAGTTTCAGCATAGTCTGTAAATCTTGGGCGCTGAACAATTAGATCAGCATGATTTACCGTACCGTTACTGTCTGCCGTAACCGTCTTTGATGTTTGAACAGTACCTAGAGTGGTAACGTCATTGTAATTTAATTCTGTTGCGGTAGAAGTTACGCCATCGAGAATATTTAATTCCGCAGCAGTTGACGAAACATTTGTTCCGCCGATGTCTAGCGTAGTTACTGAAATCTCACCAGCAACAGTTGCTACACCATTTGCCAGAGTTATCAGATCAGTATCGTCTGTATGGCCTATGGTTGTTCCGTTGATTAGGACGTTATCAATATCTAAAGAGCCGCCACTGATTAATCCTGTCGTTGTAATTGCAGATGAGCCTGTATCAATCGTGCCGAATCCTGACGTAATCGAGCCAGAGTTTATTGCGCCAGTGGCAGTAATAGCACTATTAACATAAGTTGCTACAGTATCAACATTGGTCATTCTCATCGTGCCAGCATCATTAACCAATATGCCATCACCAGAGGCGACAGCCGTGGTACCTCTTGCAGTGCCACCGTCTATTAGATTGATTTCTGCGGCAGTCGTAGTCACGCCGTCCATAATGTTCAACTCGGCGGCAGTGCTTGTAACGCCATCCATGATGTTTAGTTCAGCGGCAGTTGCTGTAACTAATGTGCCGCCAAGTTTCAATCCATTGGATGTATCATGGGAAGCAACGTCAAAGTCAATCGCACCGTCTGATATGGTTACATCTCTATCTGAGTTGATGGATATTGCAGGCGTTGTGCCGACAGCAGAACCCAGTCCTACAACCAGATTATCATTCGTGTCATCAAGACCAACATAATAGTCTTGGGCGTTGCCGTCAAAGACAATCTTCTGATCCTCTGCTCCAGCATCGCCTACTGTTAGGTTTCCGCCAACTATAACATCGCTAACATATCTACCAGTACCATTGACATCAAGAGCGTATGAAGGGCTGGTATCACCAATCCCTACCATTTGATTTTTGAGCGTCATAATGGCACTTCCATCTAGATAGAAATCACTTCTAGCAGAACCTGCATCGCAACGAATTTTGAAATTTGCAGAGTTGGTAACGTTATTATCTATTTCAAGTGCTAAGTCTCCAGAAGAACCCTCAATCTCCAAAGTGTTACCAAAATTAATTTTACTGCCATCAATGGCTGCATCAGATGCTACATCTGCATTGGCAATGGTGCCGTCAAGAATTGTGGTGGTGGTTACTGTGCCTGTTCCACCCTGTTGTGTTGATGCAAAATTATTTAACATTTTTATTTCCCTCTAGTAATACCCACCAGTATTCATCACTCGAAGTTCTGAACCTGAATGACGATCTTTATTATCTTGAAATTGTATATCGTCTATCGCTTGTTTAAAAGCTGTCGCCCATAGTTGAACCCTTTGATCGTTCATAATAAAAGGTTCCGCTTCCAATAATGTACCGTATAAATACACATCTGGATTATTAGTCAGCATATCATTTGTAGTTGCTGAATCAGATAGGGCAGTAAAGGTCTTATAATAAAGCATTGACGTAGTATAGACAGCATCTGGATTCGGACCCAGACGTACATTGTCTGCTATAATAGTAAATACTTCTGGCTTACCCTGTCCGCTTCCTGCCCATATCCTCGTCATCATTTCTGGCGTAATATAAGCCAGTGGCGTTAATGGGTCAGTCGTGAGATGAAACTCCTTCATCTGCACAAATCCAGTAGGTAAGGAAT